GACCACCATGGAAGGTGGTCAGGCTCTTCGTGCCTACCTGAGTAGTACACAATGGCGCGCTTATACTTCAGCGTGCCATCAGCGTACCTACTGCGTACTAACGGTTCGTCCACCCCGGGCATTATTTCTACCCGGCGCTTTCGTGACGCCATGTGCCACAGGACCCATGCCCTACAATCAAAACAATTGCGGGTTGAGGTCTTTATGGTATAAGCGCGATACGAAGGTAAACACGGCCAATAGCCGTACTTCGGTTTGACGAAACGTAGGACCTTTCTCTCAAAGCACACGTAAGCCGAGGTGTGAACCCCGGCCGTAGTGTCAGATGTATAGGGAACGACAAGTAAGTCTTCCTCTCTACATATGTTGCGTAGGGCGGCCGCCAATTTTGGCGACTCCAGCGCAAGCGGAGCGAGACCATTGACGTTGTGGCTGATGTGATTTTTAAGTTTCACATTCCCACGGACGTAATGGGGGGTGATGTAGGTTCCAGAATAATAATGGGAACCACAGCTTTCACGATACGGGCCAGACAAGAACGTCTTTTCCTTATTCGTGGTAAACCCAAGGTATGCCAGCAGTTCAATAAGCGGTTCCGCGTGCGGCGTGGTGATACAAATATCGTCACCGTACACCGAGTAGTCACGCGACCCCACTGCATGGCAACACGCAGCGAATATCAAGGTCTCAATTGCAAATGTCGATCCGTTCCCCATGGAGGAGAACTTCTCGTACTTCCCGGTACCAAGGATGGCGCTAGGAGTATCGGGCACACCTTTATAGTGGCTCGAACGAAACGCAAGAAGATACTGATACCATTGAGCTGGAAATAATAGCTCAACAGCCCGTAAGGACACGGTATCAGAAGCCTGCTCAAGGTCGATGGTAGCCTGACTCCCGTCAAGCGAACCCCGAAGAGCAAGCCCTTGATTTCGAGACTGGTCAGCGAGGTCTATGCCGAATCGGCGTAACCTCGTCTTCGCATAGGCATCAAACGCGAGTTGGAATGGCAATGCGCCATCCGGTTCGCACGCAATCGTCCTGTGCGTTTTCCAGTTTTTAGGTACAAAAACGACCCTGTTGATCCCACTTACCCGCACTCGTGGCGCCGGCAACCCGAAATAGGTTGCGAGCGTTCGTAGGTACGGGACGGCGGGGGCAGGACACCGATATTCGCGCTTAATTTTCATAAACATGCGCGAGTTGCGTCTCGGTGTGGTAGACGTCGCTCCGTTAGTTACTTTTACCATGTCAGGGATGGACTCCTGAAACACGGCGAACTCCCCCAGTACGTGGGAAATCCACGCTTGGGCCTTCTCGACGAGCAAAGTGAAATCAGTTTGTTCACTGTAAAACTCATCGAGTCGGAGGTTTACTACCCTGCAGTGTTCCTCGGCTTTTTGAAACGAGGATGCCGCAGCGACGGCGCAAGTTGCGTCGTCAGAGAATAGTTCGTTCTTTTTGAAGAACGCTTCTATCTGCAGTAATACTTGGAAGTCGTAGGCAGAAATACAATGTTGCCTATAGAGTTGACTAACTGAACACAGGCTCTTGAGGTCTCGAGCACGGATGTGCCCGAGGACGCTATCCTTAAAAGTCTGTGGAATGGTTTCCACGAAATACCGACAAAGGTCGTATACTTCGGTTTGGTTCCTCATATGGATACCTCACTGGTGTTGAGATCTCTAAGCAACAAATCAAGGAAGACCCTGACTCGTCGGCCAACGGGGGAGTATAAACCCCCGCGAGCTGATTAAGCCTTGAGAAAGTTCTGTGAAGAAATGCCCGCGGCAAACTCATCGCCGTTGACAATATCTTTCAGAATGGCCAGGGCATCTGCTACCCCGGTGTCCGCAGCTCCGATATCATACGGAACGCGGACCTCAACAGCCATGGAAACGCGCTGCGCAATATTGGCGCCGGCTGAGTCGACAACCCCACGAATAATAGTGGTGGTCATCGAGCCAACTGAACCAGGACCCGCAGGAACGCGACGCTTCTGGATAACCAGTCGCGGTTTCTGGGCAAGATGCCCAGAGGTTGTGTACTGCTTACTGTCGGCTGATACGCCGAACTCAGTGAGCACAGTGGTCATTGCTGCCATTGGTTTTACTCCTTGCTATAAAGCCCTTTGGAACGCCAAAGCTATAAAGTCGACAAGTTTGCCGGCTGTAACTCGTGGCGCGAAGAAGGGACGTAAGGGGATAGATACCGGCTCGCGTGATACACACTCGCCTTCACATGTGGAAGCCCCCGGGTCACCGCTGTTGAGGATCCAACCAGCGATAACAGACGTATTTCCTCCATAAGTTTTGTTGGAAACCGTCGCCTTATACCCAGCGCCCGCTACATAGCGGGTACCGGACAAGGCCAAGGACAAGGCGTCAATCGCTGACCCCACGTTGTATAACCAATCGATTACAAAGGAGAACTTTAATCGTTCCCACGCTGTAGCCAACGGATTAACCCGTATAGGATTCAGTGTGCCCTGCATTATGAGTCGGGCCCGGATATTAATGTTTACACTAACGTCCGAGTACCAGGTGTACGACAATTTTCCGTCGTTTCCTGTTCCCGAGTTCTGCGTCACGACGTTCGTCGAACTCCCAGTGGTAAACTTGGAGAACGCACGTTGCTTATTGAGGCTATTTATCGCCTCAGTAATGGCTACCATATCGTAATATAATGGTCGCCAGCCGTAACGAGCTTCCAGCCATTTATCGACTGTAAACTTTGCTGGGCGGCGCAATAACAGCTCATTAATCCTTTTAACAAGACTAACGACCATACTGCGCAATTGACCTGCTTCGGCAACGAACGTCAATGCATCGAACCCGCTGGTTTTGCCAGCGAGTGCTTGCACGACGGGGTCGTAAACGACGGCATTCGATTTATATCGCATACCAAACGTTTCGGCCGCACCAGCACCAGGATAATTTTTATACCTGATTTTCTGGCCTGTTGTTGCAGTGAAACTCGCTTGTTGGTATTCCAGATAACCCGGAAATACCCGTAGCGTGTATTCGTACTGATCAAAGAACGTGAAGGGCAAAAGTTCGCCCGCACGTTTCCGAGCAGCGAAACCAGGAGTATTTTGGCCCGTTGTAACATGGACCATCCTACCCTTCGACCAAACACCGCTAGCGTACGGGCTCCAAGGGCTTGACTCGCCGTTGAGTTTTCTGTCAGCGGTCCAAGTTTCAGACCCGAATTCCGTACTGCTTTGCTTGGTCGGCATGGTTTCAACCTTCATGTGGTAATATCTTAAGTCCGCACAATATGTGCCGACGTGAGGTTCACATGAAATGCGGTTTCCCGCACTCTCCCCGCATTTGCGG